GAATATCTTGAATGTGTAAGAAAAGGTAGTTGTAGAGTTATCACCACTATAACTGTTTCTAACTGTAGTTGAAGATATTGTCATAAAGTTCCTTTATTATATTTTATTGTTTGTGTCTATATTATTTAATATCTTTTATTGCATCCAAAGAGTATTTACTTATATCAATCATATTACGATACATTTCATCTATTAATTGTCTTTTCTCATTTGGAGAAAGAAACTTACTGTTATAAGTATCTCTAACTCTTTTATCTAAATCTTGTACTAATTTGTAACTTGTTTTTAATATAGTGGATTCTGCTGGAAGATTAGTTAATAATTTATTAGCCTCTTCAAAGTTACCAGCTTTTTGTAAGGCATCTATTGAATTAAATATCTTATTAACCTTTTCATATTTATCATAGAATGTAGTTATATACTCAGAACTAGCAGATGGATTACGAACAACAAATGCTCTTATTACAGGTATATCAGCCAATGTTTGTTCTGGTTTAATTGGATCATCAATAACTCCAGAACTTATTAACGCTTTATCTAATACTGTTGTAAATGTTCTGCCTAATGTGCCAGTCCAGTTATTAATAGTTGAATCAATTCTAGCAGGAGAAGAGATGCCAGAGTATTCACCAGATATTTGTCTAATTAATTTTCCTAATATTTTTGCAGTTTCGGAAGTATATTGTGTATATTGATATTCAGGTAATAATCCTTCTAATGATCTTGGCACTATTGGTTGTTTAGTAAATAAACTTTTATTAGAGAATGCTTCTATAAGAGGTTTAATAACATCAGGAATAGGAAGTACGCTTGTTGCATTATCTAATGCAAAACTTTTAAAGAAATTTTTAATAGCAGTTGGATCTTTAGACATTGTAAAGTCTAATAATCTTTCTGGTAAAGTTTTAAATATTAATCCTAATTCATGTGGTATTGGAACTCTCCAAACAGTAGAGTCTTTACCTTCACCAGTTATAAATATCCAAAATAAATCTTTTTGCCACTGAGGTAATTCTTTATATCTTTCATCATCGTGATTTGCATACCAAAGAAGAAGAGATGGTATAGTGATTCCTCCAACAGCTTTATATAATGCTGAAGATCTAGTTTCTGGATTTTTGAATGTATCATATATTTTTAAATTACCTTGAATTCTTGCATTAAAGAAAGCACTTACTGCATTCCATGCACTAACTTTAGCTCCCATCTTTTGAAAATCTAAAGTTACTTCTCTTGATTCAAATCCACCACGCTCAACTGCTTGTTTATGACTTAAACCTTTTTTAATTGCATTATTATATGCTTTTTGGAATTCACCAAGTCTTGTTGCATTTTCAAAAAATTCAGTTGCAATCCTTAACATTTGTAAAGGATTTTTAACCAAATTATAAACTGGTCTTGATGTTAATTCTTTTGCAAGATTATTTGAAAAATAATTTTTATCAAAAGCTACATAAGAAGATTGTGGTCCACCAGACTTAATCCAATCTTGATATATTTTAGATTCTTTTTCTTTTCCAATTTTAGAATATATTTGTGTTAACATTCCTCTTGCAGTATCTAATCCTATAACAAATCCACTTCTACTAAAAATACTTGCTCCACCAGTATCTCTCATTGCATTCTTTAAAAAAAATTCTGGTGCTAATGTTGCTCCAGATCTTAATGTTCTTGATGGTAAACTAATAATATTACCAATTAATTTTTGAGATAAGTCAGTTGAATATTTCCATGATCTTCCTAAGTCTTCACCTAAATCCCAAACTTCTCTTTTACCATTTCTAAATAATGCAACTTCAGTTTTTCCTAACTGTTGTTGTGTTCTTCTAAGTATTTCAAATCCTTCTAATGCAGTTTTATCTATTTTAGAAATATCAGTTACAACATTTTCTAATTCTTCTAATGTAATTTTAGTTCTTGTTAATTTTGGTTTTGCTTTAGATACTTCTGGAAATGCTTTAGGATCTATTGTTTTTGATAATTCAACCATTTTAATAAATTCAACTAATGAACGATTACGTTCAACTAATGTTACAAAATGTAATGTATTTTTGTAGATGCTTTCAATAGGATCTACAATAACTTTATCACTACCTTTAAATCGTTTAAGAGGATTAGCAACTGATTTAGAAATTGCTACATCTTTACCTAAATTTTCTAATACTCTAAAGAAAGGAACGTAATCTTTATTTGCTTCTAACATTACGTTATAAGTTTTTTCATTAATAATTTCTGAGTCTTTTAAATATTTTAATAAGTTGTTTTGGTATTCTCCTAATTGTTTAAATGTTTCTTTATATTTAGCGTCTAATTTTCTAACTGTATTTTCTGCAGCTTTAATATCAATTCCAGTTTCATATCCTTGTTTAGATTTTTCTAATGCTCGTTTAGCAATGGAATAAGCACCAAACTCTTTGTAAGTTGTTATATCTTTAGTTATTGGTTCTAATATTGTTGTTAATGGTTGGCTTTTATTTTCTAAAGTTTTAAAATCTAATGTTCCATATTTTAAAAAATGTTCACCTCTGCTAATCATTCCTGGTTGAAGTCTAGCAAGCTCATAAGGATTAAGACTTCCTTCTTGTACTTTAACTCCAATTTTTTCAGCTTCAGCAACAGCTCTTGATATTGGATGTAATCTATCTAACCAATTAAAAACTAAATTGTTTTTTAAATCTTTAAAATTTGTTTTAACTTCTACTGGATCAAAAGAAATTTTTTCTTGAACTTTAGCAACATCAACATCTATAGATTTTTCTGATTTAATAGTTTCAACAACTTTTACTGGTTCTACTTTCTTTTCAACTATAGGTTCATAGGTTCTAGCTATTTCTATATTTTTGCTACCAATGTCTTCTCTAATAGTTGGATCTACAATAGTATCTTCATAAACTTCTGCAGGTTTTTTTCCTGTCTTCTTAACCTGTTCTATTGCTTTTCTTGCACCAGCTTCTCCTAATCCAAACGCTGCAAAGAATCCTGTTGAATAAATTAAATCATCTTTTGTTGGAAGTTCACCTTTAATTAAAGCACCTGTTCCTTCAAATCCAACAACTTGTGCTGCAAGTTTACCAAAATAGTTTTGACCAACTGGTCCAAGAAATGATGGAAGTTTAGATGATACAACTAATTGTGCTGCTTCTGTAGCACCAGCTTTAATTCCTTCATTAACAAATATTTTCCACCACTCTTCAAACGTATCTACTTCTCCTTTTTCCAAAGCTGTAATATACATTTGCCTTACAGTTCCTGGTATAAGTCCAGCACCTATAGTAGCACCTATTGGTCCAGCAGGAGAACCAGCTACTGCACCACCAAGATAATAAGGTAGATCTGCAAATAAAGTTGTACCTCTTTCTATAAATCCTTCTACATAACCAGTATCCTCTGGTTCTTTTGTAGTAAATACATCTGGAAGCACACCAGTTGTTTCGTATGCATTTTTTAATGATTTAATTGATTTACCAAATCCTCTTTCAACATAAAGATCATAATCAAATTCTTTACCAACTAATCCTTCTTGAATAACAGTTCTTGCCTGTTCTTTTCTTTGACCAGCTTGAACCACTGGTTGAACTATTGAATCTTTAATGGATTGCCAATAACTTTTGATTTCAGTTGTATCTGTTTCTTTAATACCAAAGTATTGATTTACTTCTTGATTATTAAATCCAGCATTAAGTAATTGTTTAGATTCTTTAGCAACATAATCTTGAATCTCTTGGTCATTAAAACCAGCTTCTTTTAACTGATTCAGATCCATTTATTTACCTATTCTTTTTTTATAATCTGCTACTGATTCGCCTGGTAATCTTTGTGTTGTTACTTTTTTAATGTCTTGCTGAACAGCTCCTTGATATAAACCTTTCATAATCTCTGCTGAATCTGGAATATATTTATATAAATCTTTTGCTATATAATCTGGAGATTTAGGATTTAATAAATCATTTGTATTCTTTTTAGTTGCAATACCATTTTGAAATCTTGAATACATTTCATTATAAAAAACATCTAATCTATTATTGTAATCAGAATCTAAATTT